GGACAATTCTGCTGTGGCAGAAGAACACACGAAACCTGCTCTCTTACGATGGTTCCGTCGGAGTAGTATCCGTCTGCTGCGCACAGCGTTAAGTCAGAGTCTGTGAATACAGCGGTCGCTGATCCCAGTGATGGTGCGTTTAAGTAGTATGTTGAACTAGTTGCCATTTTGTTTTTGTTATGAAGGACATCCGCATTCTTGAATCACTGTGATTGTGATGTCTCCAGATAGTACTGTTGGTGGTGTCAAGTTTGATCCGCACAAGTTAGCAGATTCTCCTATAGGTATCGTCACCAATACTGGAGATCCTCCGCAAGTGTTGTACTGAACTTGACCTGATGTTTCGCCTGTGTTTTGGAACTCGTAGTAAGAGCATGGGTCAGTACAAGGACCACAGTCACAGCATACATCTTCCAAACTTACATCCGAATAGCATAATTCCGAGGCCACAGAGGCTCTAAAATCCCAAATGAGGTACAAGTAGTCATCCGATGTTCCTGCGTCGAATGTGACTTGGTTTACATCGCCCGTGCTTACGATGGGCGTGCCCAAATTTGAAGCAGCAATCAATGCATTGATACCAACACTAGTGTTTGGATACAATGTGTTTGTTCTGAGGTATCTGAATTTGTCGTTCAGCGAGTCAAAGACGAACGTATCGGTTGGGAATTTGTTGGAGATGATAGCAACGGTGCTATTGTCTGTTGGTATATTCCCTGCACCTTGCGGTCCGTTGGTGATGTTGTACCTTGAAACCAATGGGTTGGTAGTCCCTGTCGCAAATGTCACGAACGTTGACTGCAATGGCGAAGTGTAAGCCCCATCTACATACCTGTATTGTGCGTGGATGGTTTGACCTGCATCGCTATCGCTTGTCAACATCACCTCAACCACATTCATAAACTGCTGAACAGGGCAATTGGCGGTCATCTTCAACGTAGCCAATCCTGTTGTGGTGATTTCAATCTCAACGGTGTTAACAACATTCGATGTCTTGGTGAAATTCAACGTGCCTGACGTATTGATAAAGCCAGTGGTATAAACAGTGCCATTGTAAGTGGCTTCCACCTTGAATGTAGATGCTGGATCTGTGCTTGAGAACACATAGTTGATGTCTACTGACCCTACGTATGCACCCAAATCTACACAGTATGTGAATGTTGATCCTTCGGGTTCGAAGAAGCTAAGCGTTTGGCTGATGCCACACTCAACGCAATCGTCCGCTGCTGGCAATTCTATCTCATTGGAAACCAACACATACTCGTCCATGTAAGGATCGTACCCTCCAAGTTTTTGCGTGTTGAAGGATGTGATGAACTCATCACGGAACCAAGTCCTCATCCCCAATTCTGATACCACCATCAAGTTGTCATTGGTGTATGAGTTACCCTTGATTTGGATTACTGCGCCACGCTTAACATCGGTGAAGTATCTGTCGTAACCCCACTGAACATAACTCTCGGGATTGAAACTGATACCATACTTCTCAACGCGAGCAATTTGAGTCCCAAGAACTTGAGGAACCGAAGTGATTGCACCGCCTGCGGCTGAGTCTGACAACAGATTCTTGCCTGCTAATACATATGATATCTTATCTTCTTGAAGCACAAGTACATCCGTCTCACGGGCATCCATCATGTAGATAGGGCCGAAAGAATCTTCGAGTGTTTTGAAATTCAATAGACCCAAGTTGAACTCGTTGAGTTTGTTGAGGTTTGATTCGTCGTTATAGATACCACTATAAGTGATGTCCGCAGATCTGTCGACCTCTCTATAGTCTTGCTCGGACACAGCAGTAACCCTGTTGCCCAAGTTGAAACTTCTTCCAACAACAGAATCCCTGATCTTGTAACTCTCCGCTCCGTTACCGAAAGCAAAGCAGTTGAAGAACATGGTGTTCACAATCGCCGGTTGACTGAAATTGATATTTTGGTTCTGCACGTTTCCACTATGGTTACCATTGGCATCGATAGAGAAAGACATGTTGTTCTCGAAGAACACGTCTGGCAATGCGTCGATTGGTTCTGTCTCAAATATGAGCGTGGTGTCCGCTCTGAATACTTCTACGTTGGCAGTGATGCTTGATCTACGCTTGCTACCACTGAATGCGCCAGAGCAACTGTTGGTACCTGTAACCATCAATTGCAATTGGTTGCTCGCTCCATCTCTGAAGAATCTGAAGTAGTTGGTACACAATGCAGTCGGGATATCTACGTTGCTGTTGGTGATGGTTGCAATGTATTGGTTATCTACATCACAGTTGTTTCCACCGACATCGCTGATACCTTCGTTCAATACCACCTTAACATTGTCGCCGTTCCACCAATCAAACATGTTGTCGTAATTGGCAGACGCCACCAAGGTCTTATCCAAAGTGTAGATACGTCTTTCACATCTATTATTTCCGTCGCCTGTACCCAAGCGCTCGAACTTAAAGTAAAGACGAATGCGGCTACCTGCTGGCACGTCATAGTCCACCCAAGTATTGGTGGCTGTGTCGAACCTGTTCATTGGGTAGCGAAGCAATGGGTATTCGTTGGCGTTGTCTTGGTTTACTTCGATTTTACCCGGAGCAATAACAGCCAACTCGTCGTTGATTACGTTGAAACTATTGGGGCTGATCTTCATGTAGACACCGGATGGTACGGGAAGCGTCACTGACGGATCCAATGTACTTGGTATCGTGATGAAGTCGGCAGCCTTTGAGTCTTTCTCGAGTACGGTAGCATACACGCACTGACGAGTAGGCCCACTGCTGTCAGCCTTTACAATGAGTCTGTCTCCTGTTTCGACTTTCTTCGAATTTTCTCCATCAAGGAGGAAGTACGCATCATTTGAATCAGGGTCAAGAAAGAATATAGATGTGTAAATGGTCTCATAGTTTTCTTGGTCGGGTTTGATTACGAATTTATATCTTGTCGCCCAAGCAGGAGCCACTTGTTCTGGTGGTATCCATGCATAGATTGAGTTTTGGTTTGCAGAGTAGGCACATGGGATATGCACGGTGTTGTCGGGGCTTACCAATGCAGTAGATGATCTGTTGAATTCATCCATGTACACGATACCAATCTCGTAGTCCCTGTTGCTATGCAAACTTTGTGGGTTTGCAATCTGTTGGAATGTAGCCTCTACAAATGTAACTTCATAGTACTCATATACATACTGAGTAGGAGTAGTGGTGTTATTCACGTACTGCATCGCAGGCAATTGGAAGCCAATCACTGTACTAGCAGGGCTTGTGATGATACCAATTGGCTCACCAACTGCACTGATACCACTACCAAACTTAATCAAGGCATCCAAGTTGTTCGGTATTGCACAGTTTACTTGGTCAGTAAATGTCGTTCCATCGCAGGATGTTTGTGCACCGGGGGTCGAAGAAAATACTGGTTTGATAGTAGACGCAGTACCTATCGCTTCTGCAAATTCTGCGCTAGTAGCCAATGCATACACCGATGTGTATGATGTGGGCAGGTAGAACGAGAATGTAACAGACACGTTGTCGGTTGTCTCCGCTGGGAATGGCGTGTCTCCGCTGAATGATTCGTGGTTAAAGGTAACTTCAACGCTAATAGCAGCGCCTGCTACCAAGTCAGCGCCATCCAAATCAATTTCAAATACTGCTCCGGGGATTGTCTCTGCGCCATCAATGCTATAAGTACCATCAGATACCGAGTCTGTAATCTCAGTCTCTCCGATAATCTCAGTAACCAATTGGGTGTAGTACTCGAACTTTACAGGCTGACCATCTTTATCGATAAGGTTGTAGCCTTCTACGTAGTTGCCATACATCAATCGGTTGCCCATCAATGTCTGAGCCTTGGCGAATCTTGGTACGTTGTCGTACAATCTGAGCAACTCAGACTCCGGCAATACAGTAAATATCTTGCTGTTATTGAATACGTACGTACGATATTCTTCGTTAGGGATACCAAGGTTTGCCTTGTCAAGTTTCTCGATTACGCGGATCACATTCCCACTAGCTTCTTTGAAAAGCAAGTCGATACCAACCACCAACGGGCCTCCAGTGTAATAGGTAACCTCAACTGCGTTGGCCTTGTTGACCATGCCCTCGTTCAAGTAACTGTCTACGCTGAATTGAAATGCGTTTGGCAAAAATGCAGGCTCAGAGAACTGAGACGTTGCAGAGTATTCGTTATCTGCGTATTGATATCTGTAGGCAAAGCAAATGAACCTTGTCTCCAAGAAGTTCTCTTGCCCAGATGTAACCAATGGGACAATCGTTGGGGCTTCAGCAGGTGGTCTCTTGATAACCAAGATTGACTCAGCGCTGAAATCATCCTCATTGGCTATGGGGTTTCCATATCCTCTAGCCACATTGATAAAGCGCGGTGGATTGTAATCGTCGGTGAAGAACAACAAGTTGTCGTTCAAGTTTCCCGTCTTTACGATGTTAACACCAGTAATGAGGAACTGAGGATTGAAGTTTAATGTGGTATTAGCGTGATCCTTGTCATCAATGCTGATGATGTGGTAGGTCAATATGCCTGTCAGTACATTGAACGATACAATCAAATCAAGTTTGCCGGTAGCGCCAACAGGGAAGTTGGGATCATGGACAAACCAATAGATAGTTTCTCTTTCACCGTCTTCGAATGCCCCGATGCACTTGGCATCTGAACTCAATGGCGTTCCATCCACGTATGACAAAGAAGTCAAAGGGAGATTCCCCTTGATGTTTTCTATGACACCAATCTCTGATTGCTCAGTAGATCCCATGCGAACGTTAAGCGCATCGATATATTCTCCATTAGGGATAAGCCGTTCATCAACGGACTTATTCATTCTGCCTGCTATGAAATTTCTTGTTATGTTCGCCATGTTACTTTATCCACTTGTCCATACCACGGAGACTCATCAATAATCTTCCCGGATGAATGTTGCTCAATCTGATCTTTGAATTTCTCAACAACGCTGCCTTCTCTTTTCTCGCTCTGGCTACAACATATTCCTGTACGCCAAACTTTGAGTTGAGTATTTCGTATTGGATGTACGCATACACGTACTTCTCGAACAATTTGTTTACGGTGATTAAAGAGTCGTCGCCTCCCTCCATACCATCGGAAACGTACTCAACAATACATTGTTGGTCCGACATGTCTGAGTTGAAGTTGATTACACCTGCCTTCTTGTCGATGGCAAATGTTGGGTTGAAGTTCGCAGTCTCGGTATTCAATCCGTATCGTGTGCCGATGCCGTAGTCAAAATACCAATTGCCATCGATGTACCAACCTTCTTGGCCATCAAACATTCCTCCCGGATTGAGGTAGATGTTTCTCTTCGTTCCGTTCAATCTCTGTGTGTCTATCAAAGAGTTCTGTGGTTGCAGGATGTTGCCGTTCTGATCAAACAGAATGTTGGCTTGGTTGTCCTGCAAGTACGCGCTTGAAGAAAGTATCTGCACGTTCTCTGTCAGTGGCCTCAATAAGCCATCCTTATACAAAGAGATGCGAACCCAGTTCACGAAGTCGCTAGGAAGAATGTATCTCAAGTTGCTACCAACTGTCAACTCAAGGACTTTGATTTCCTTGAACGCATCGTAGTTCAACTCTTGGATAGCCCTCTTGGCGTGGAACAATATCTTGTAACGCTCCTCATTGTTGATCAATGAGTGGTTGCCAGAATACATCAATTGAAAATTCTTGACGATATCCTGCAGACTTACATATTGGTAAGAACCCCAGTTCTCATTCTCCGGGGCGTTACCATTGTTATCGTAGTATTGGTATTGAGATATATAAGCCATGGTTTATTATTGCTGTACGCTGAATGTGGGTTGTTCGTGTTGTTGTTGTGCCATACCGAATTGAACCACCTCTGCTTCTCTAATAGACATACCGGCATACTCCAATATCTTGGTGGCCAATTTGTATTGATAGTCCTCGGGCAATTCAAAGTCTTGATAGTCGGGCTGAGATTGGTCGAACACGGGTTCGCCGCCGGCCAAACTAATGTAGGTCCACTTGGGCTCAAATGGGTATCTGAAGTAATTGGCAATCACCTGACCGGGAACTTTGTAACTCACAGGGGTGACTGTCATTGTCTCCGCTTGCTGCGTGTATACAGGGAACAGCGTAGATGGCGCAGTCAACATCGATGTGTTGAGCAACGTCGAACTTGAGTGGTTTAGTTTCTCCGCCTCAACTGCCGCGCTTGCTTTTAATACCAAGAAGTTAGCAGGGGTGGTAGTGAATATGTTGTTGTCCAATAACAAGACTGTATTGCTAGATACCAAAGCCACATTGGCCAAAGCATTTGTTGTGGTATTTACAACCACATCGCCTGCGCTAATACCGGCAGACAAGAATGTCGCGCCGCTGTCAACCAATTGAAAAGCCACAACTGATGTGTTCGCTCCGCTGTCCAACACCGTTGGGTAGCAGATAACTTTCACCATCATGTAGTATGCATCGTTGGTGGTAGCCAAACTCGGAAGAAAGAATACGCTGCCTGCAAAGTTTTCAAGAGGGTTGGTCACGTTGAAGATCTCCATGGCTTCTTCGTAAGTCCTCTTCAAATCTGCATAACCGGTACCAGATACACGGCTATTTTCCATCGAGATGATCTTGTTATAGGAAGAAAACATTTCTTCGTACAATTCCATCTGCGCTTGACTAGCAAACAAGTTGAAGTCTGATGGAGATATATATCCGTAATTGTTCTTGTTGATGATAGACAACACGGTATTTCTTACTTCATTAATCATGTTATTGTTTAAAGCAAAGATAAACAAAAAAAAAGAGGGAGCATTTGCCCCCTCTTATTGTATTGAAATAAAGTTTAATACATCATGTCTAGGCTGCTATCGAGCAACTTCAATGCATCGATGCCTTCATCTGTCTGCAAATACAAAGCCACTTCAACATATGGGTCCGCGCCAAAAGGAATGTTAATCATTTTCTTTTTGTTTGACGGGGTGTTGAACCAAACTTCTTTGTTGCCATTTCTGAAAGCCAATACTTTACTATCGAAGTACTTATGCACGTTGGCTTCCAACTTCAACATTGGGTCATTGATCAAATTCAAGAATCCTCTTGGGTCTCTCTTGGCGTAAATCAATATGTCTCTCTTCAATTCGGCAGTACTAACCACTGATGGGTCTTTGCCAAACAGAACTCGAGCCACATTCTCCAACTGATCAATGGTCAATGAGCGCGCTTCCAACAAAGCATCTACTTCTTCGTTCAAGAATTCTACCTCTTGCTGGGCATCCTTCTCGTAGTTTACTTCGGAAAATACACTACCATTCATGGGATGGTAATACAAGAATTGCTGAAGAACAG